CCGCCCGCCCCCGGCGCTCCAGTCCCAGGCCTGCTAGTCCTTCAAACGGCCCCACTGGTAGCCTGGCAGCCGACGTAGCGGCCCTCCAACAGCAGATCGCCGCTCTGACCGCCGCGCTGGCCAGGTTGACCCCTGCTGCACCCCAGGATACGATCCGGCCCGCTACCCGAACCGAAGGAGACGCGCCGTGAGCACTGCATTACTCTTCTACAACAACGCGCCGGCCCAGGAGCTTGAGCAGCACGAAGCTCGCATCATGGCGGTCCTGCCGGCGGCCAACGCGGCCCTTTCCGAGGCGCTTCGGGCGGGCGTCCCTGGCACTTTGGCTATCGGTCGCCCAGATGAGGACGACGGGTGCGTGCACTTCAGCCTGTCTGAGCCCGAGGCCGACCTGACGGAGCTCCAGCGCGCCCACTATGAAAACGCGCGGGTGGCGGTTGAGGCTCTCAACGAGGTCATCCGGAGCCTTGATGCTGAGGGGCACAGTGCCATGCTGACTGTCCAGGGCGACCGCTCTGCGCCGTTGGTTCTGCTTGGCTTCTCGCCGCGCTACCTCATGAACGACGCTGCAGAGCCGGGCGGGTCGGGCTAATGAGCAATCCGCTCGCCCTTGCGCGGGCGCTCATCAAGGAGGTTCCCCCACCCCCTCCGCCGGAGGTCCGGAAGTTCAGCCCAAAGACTCCGGCGGAGGCGTGGGCCTTTTTCGGCCTGAAGCCATACCCCCATCAAGAGCGGGCGATGAATAGAACGCACCGCTTCCTGGTGGACGTCTGGCACCGCAGAGCGGGCAAGAGCACCGAGAAGCTTCTCAAGCTGCTGTTCCGGGCCTACCACGCTCCTCTGCCGCGCGCCCGCTACGCCTTTCTCGGGCCGACATACTCGCAGGTTCAGGACATCGCCTGGGCCGAGCTGCGCGCCATGGCTGCGGCCATCCCTGGGGCCGAGATCAAGGAGAGCCTAATGGCGGTGTTGTTGCCCACCGCTCGCGGCGACTATGCCCGCATCCGCCTCTACGGCGTTGACAGCCCCAAGCAGCGCCTGCGTGGCTCCTACCTGGACGGGGTGGTCCTCGACGAGTTTCAGCACATACCAGAGCACGTCTGGACGCAGCAGGTTCGCCCCATGTTGTCGGACAAATCAAGGGCTTGCGTGGACGCACTGGGCCACAGGAACCAATGGGCAAACTTCATTGGGACCCCGCTTGGCAGAAACCATCTATACAGGTTTTACAGCCGGGCGGCGGCCTGGGGGCGGGGTGAGAGCGTCGTCATCAAGGACGGCTCGACCACCCGGGAGGTCCGTTCGGATCAGTGGGACGCCATGCTTCTTACGGTGGACGACACCAACATCATTGAAGCGCAGGAGTTGGAGGAGATCAAGGCCACGACCCCGGCGGTGGAGTATGCCCAGGAGTTCATGTGCGACTTTGATGCGGGCGTTGCCGGCGCGATCTTCAAGGAGGAACTGGACGCCATCCGCCAGCGTGGCGGCATCGGCGAATACCAGGTTAATCCATTCGTCCCAGTCCACCTTTCTTTTGACCTAGGAATGAACGACTGGACTGTTTGTTGGTTCTTTCAGCGTGTCGGCCCGTGGGTGGTGTTTCTCGACGTGATGATGTGGACCGGGGCCTCGATCCCGACCATCGCGGCCGACATCCGGGCGAAAGGCTACACACTTGGCACGGCCTACTTTCCGCACGACGCCAAGGTCCGGGATGCCGGCAACGCCAAGACGCGCCTCGCGCAGTTCGCCGAGCACGGCATCCGTGGTGTCGCCGCGCCGAACAAGCTCTCCCTCCAGGAGGGCATTGCGGCGACCAGGCGGCTGCTGCAACGGGCCCTGTTTAATCGGGAGACTTGTGCCTATGGGCTGGACCTGCTGGCTCTCTACCGCCGGGAGAAGGACCCGACGACTGGGCTGCCACGGGCGGAGCCGGTCCACGATGAGGCGAGCCATGTGGCTGACGCGCTGCGGTCTGCGGCCATTTCGATGCCGTCCTGGACAGGCTTTTCGCGGCGTGATAGCGTAGCGGAGATGTAGGAGGGCCGCCCGTGCCAACTGTCCCGCTGTCAACGACCGTTCTGGACACCCGCGCGAACGCGGTGTCCGTCGTGTGGTCTCCGCTGACCCAGGCGGACCCTGACGGAGCGCCATGGGACATGGCTGGCCTTGCGAGGACGATGTTCGTGACGGTCCGGGGCACTTTCGGGGCCGGCGGCACGCTCGTGTTCCAGGGATCGGCGGATGGCGTTCAGTGGGCCACCATGATCCAGGTCAACAACTCCTTGGCTTCGTTCACCGCCGCAGGCGGGACCGGGCTGCGCGGCTGTCCGAGGTTCGTCCGGCCGCTGGTAACGGTTTCTGATGCCTCAACGTCCCTGACCGTCACTCTCTACGCTACGGCGGCGGTTCCCGATGTCTGACAAGAAGCTCGCTGAGTTCACGGTTGGATGCCTCTGTTACCACGTTTGCTACGGCTCTCCTACCGTGCTTGAGGATGTCAACGCGCTGGCGGACCACGAAGCCAGGACCGTGTGGCTGCGCTCGTCCTTGCCGCCGGCACACATGCTGGCCGTCCTGTTGCACGAGATCATTCACGTCGGTATGTTGGCCTATGGGCATAACACGCCTGGGGCAGACGCGCCGACGTTCTGCGAGGAGCGGGCGGCCAATGTCGCCGGGGCCATCGTGGCAGAGGCGCTGACGCGCTCTCCGGCTCTTGTCGATCTGATTGCTATCCTGGCCGCCGGGGACAAGATATGAGCGACTTGACGCTCCGCGAAAGCCTCATCTTCGGGAATGTGCCGCGCTCGCGCCCGGACCCCGAGATTACGGACCCGGAGCACCCGGCTTTCGTCCCGCTCGCCGAGCGCACGCCGCGGCAGCAGGCGAGGTTCCTGGTCATGCTCAAGGCAAACAAGCCCCGCCACCGTGCCGTTTTGACGCGGGCGGAGGAGAGGGCTGCAAGCAGCAATCCCAGGTTTCCGACCAAGATAGCCTGGGCGACGGAGGATTGAACCATGGGCGGTGTTGTTAAGGGCCTGTTCGGCGGCGGCAAGGTTGACGCGGCGAGGATGCAGGCTGAGGCGGAGGCGCGCGCGGAAGCCCGTGCCAAGCGCGAACGCGAGGAGGCGGCGCTGAAGGCCGACGAGGCCGCCAGGGCCAAGATGCGGGCGCAGCAGGGCCGCAAGAGCACTCTGCTGACCGATGAGCGCACGCAGCTGAACGTCAGGAGCCTCCTCGGTTGAACACGGCTCTTATTCCTCCGTCCGGCAACCCCCGCGCGCGGGTGATCGCGCAGCGCTACGGGGCGGCTAAGGCCCACCGCGTAGAGCGGGAGGGGCTGTGGAAGGAGTTGCAGCACGTCATCCAGCCGACGGCGCTCTCCTACACGGAGAACCAGGCGTCGGCGGATGCTCGGGAGCGCAGGCTGCTCGACAGCACGGGCGCGCAGGCGCTCGAGCTTTTTGGCTCATTTCTGCTTTCTGAAGTGTTCATGGCAGGCACGGCGGATGCGGCGTTCCGCTTCGTCCCTGCCAAGCCGAATGGGCGGCCCATTGACCCGTCTAGAATGCCTATCGCGCTTATGGAATGGATGCAGGAGGCGGCGTTTGCCGTCACGGCTAGCCTCTACAGCGGGGCGAGGTCGGCCGTGCCTGCTTTGCACGCCATGTGCCTTGATCTTGGGCTCTACGGCTCGGGGTGCATTGGGGTTTGGAAGAGCAAGAGGGGCCCTGCCCACGCGCCGATTAACTACCGGCATTACTCCGTCTGGCAGGTAGCCGCTGATATGGCGGATGGCCACCCTATGGCGATCTACATCCAGGACAAAATGTCGAAACGGGCCGCGATGGCCCGCTGGCCGGAGAAAGCGCACTTGTTCGCCAATGCCGACGACGGCAGTCTCGATGCGGTCGAGATGATTTACGCCTGCGTCTCTGCCGAGGACCCCGATCTTGAGCACATGGTCGGGGAGGGAGTCAGGGCGCTTGGGAAGCCGTGGTATGGCGTGTGGGTCTATGGTCAGCACGTCGTCGAGGAGATGGGCTATAACAGGCAGCCCGTGATCTTCGCGCCCTGGTATTCTGTTGACAACACCGCCTGGGGCCGCTCCCCCGCAATGACTGCGCTTGGCGATGTGT